TCTAACAACATATTATAATTGTCAGTTGTTTTTGCTATTCTGTCGACTACTTCATCAAAGTCTTCTAATGCTTGGTTTGTGCCTTCTAATCTTTCTTTGATTATTCTTAATGCTTCTGCAAAATACACATTTGTTGGATCTAAATCTAATAATTTAGTAACATTTCTCAATGCTCTTTCTAGTTCTAATTGTGTATTGATATTGTTTGATGCTTCTTCAAAAATGTCTCTGAGCAACATTTGATATTGAAACAAAGGATCATTTTTATCAAAAGCACTTGTTTGTTCTTTTAATGCTTTTGTAGTAGAACGTAGACCTTTTTCATAGGCTTCTTCTGCTATTTTGGCTAATTCTTTTTGTCTTGCGGCTTCTCTTGTAGCCTCAACATTTTCTACTACTGCTTCTGTTTCTTCTTCTAATGTTTCAACAACTTGTTCAACTTCTTTCTTAAACGGATTTATTGCATCAAACAATAATTTAAACATATTAACAACATCGCCAAATATAGAAAATAGACTTGTATCTGTAAATAATCTTATTAGACCATCTAATGCAAAAGTTAAACCTGTTATTATGGCTATTACCGGTGCCGCGGCAAAACCTGCGGCTCCTAAGGCTGTAATGAATCCGCTTACTGTTAGTGCAGAAAAACCGCCACGTAACAATGTTAAAGCAAATCCTAAGTCTTTGAAACGTTTTATTAATGTTACTATCAAACCACCTGCAAAGAATTTTTTGATTCTATCTGCAAATACCACAAATCCTGCTAAAGCATCTTTGGTTCCTAGTCTGAATATCACAAATGCACCTGCAATGATTTCTAATGTTGCACCTAAACCATTTAGAGCACTACTTAATAATTCACTATTGTTTGCTAATTTGTTTATACCATCTGTAAGGGCTCTTATAGATTCACCTGCAGTATCACCAAATGCTTGAAATATTTGGTTTTGTAGGTTATCAAATGCATCACCTAACTGTGATAATTCAAAGTTAATTAGTCCAACTTGTCCTGCTAATGCACCACCAAAGTCTTCTTGTAGGCCGGCTAACAATGCCCTTACAACTGTGTTGGCACCTTCTGTGGTTTTACCAAATTCTGATATTTCTAATCTTGCAAGTCCTAATCTTTCTTCTAGTATTCTAAATACAGGGATACCTTTATCTGCTAATCTGTTTAGATCCTCTAATCCTAAACCACCTGCTGTAGAACGTGATACTAAGTCCAAAGCGGCTTGGAACGTGCCCATTTGATCTGTTGTAACAGATGCTGTATCGGCAAATGTTAATAATAATTCTTCTGTTGGCTCAACACCAGCACCTTTCAACTGGACAAATGCCTGTGTAAGTTGTTGCACACTGAATTGTGTGCCACTTGCTATGTCTTGAACTCTATCAAATGCGGCCGCACCTTCTTCAACACTACCAAAAACAACGTTTAAGGAATTTTGTAACTGTTGAAATGAAGCACCTACATCAACTATGCTTTTAATTACTGTTCCTGCTCCAATTGCCGCTAGTGCTGTGCCTATACCACTGATTGCACTTTTTGAATTGGTAGAAAAACCTTGAACTTGACGTTCGCTTTGCGATATCGCACGATTAAATTGTTTATTATCTAGTTCTAATGTTACTTTGATGTTCTTAGCCATTATAATCTCTTAATTTGTTTGTCTAGTTCTTTTTCAATAAAATCTATAGTAGGATCGCTCATACCATCTGGTGCTTGTCTACTCCAACCTTCATCTAATCTAGCGGCATATCCATAATTTGCATTTATAGTAGTGCCACTTGTAGAAGTTCTTCTTCTAGCATTGCCCTTGTCTATAGGTGTTATACGTTTAAAATATTTTCCAGACACTTTCATGACATTCTCAGGTAAATCTTCCATTTCTGCAAATAACTTTGTTACTTCTTTTGTATTAACCTTTGTTGTCATTTCTTGCTTTCTCTAATTTTTGCTGTAATGCATCTTGATCTAAATATTGTGGATCATACTGCTTACTGCTGTCCTTGTTTTTATAATTTTGGTATGTTAAAGCAACATCCATAATCATAAGATCAAAAGTATCACCTTCTTGTAATAACCTGCTGGGCAAGACTCCATAACGTTGAGCCATTGCATCTAACATCAACAAAATATTTGTATCGGCTGACCCGTCAACTATTTTGTGGTTAGTGACTTCCCCAACTCTTCACTTACTAATCGCATAGCCTCCATCATTACGTCAAGTGGCAATACATTACCCTCTTGAATAACTTTGTTACCATCTTCATCTAGTATAAGATCTTTGATAAGATCAGTCATACCACCAGCATTATCTTCTGTGGCTTGACTTAATTTAGTGAATATGTCTAAAGGCTGTCTGTCATAAACAAAAAATTCTAATTCGTCGCCATATTTTTCGACTAATTTTTCGTTTGTAACAGTTAATTTGATTAATTTTGGTTTTTGTGATAGTTCTGCTAACTTCATATCTTACTCCTGTATATCTCTTTTTTTAAGTTGATGTAATGCTGTCAAAACAAATGACAGTCTATTACTTGCTTTGTTTATGTCCTTATATGCACAATTCATTTCGTTTTGTGCTTTAGCACATTCGGTTTCAAGACTCTTCAGGATCTCCTGAATCGTGTGTCTCTCCCATATCTCCATAACTTTTTTCCTCTATATCTTTATTTATTTTAGGTTCAATTTTTTTCATAGGTTTGATTCCTAATAGTTGTTCTATTTCGCTTTTGCTATGTGCAACTGTATCTATATAGAATACATCCATTTTCTTGGCTGATTGTAACCATTCAATTGCTCTATCTTTTGTTCTTTGTTTCATAATTTTATCCTATTTAAAATAATGTGGGAGAATAAATCCCCCACACTATAATTATTCCTTAAGGAACACTATGCTCGGTTAAGTCGCCATCAACTTCAACTGTTACTGGTGTAACCCATACTGGGCTGTCCATATTAACAGTTGGTGCTAGACCTGCCACAAATCCTGATCCACTTACAAATTTTGAACCAGTGTCTGTGCCGTCAAAGTAAACGTTGAAGAATACTTTGGTCTTGTTCTTGCTAACTCCAAACAAACCGTTCTCTTTTGCATCGTCATCTCCTGATGATGCTGTTCCAAAGAATGCTGTTGCATCAACAACACAATTTAGTGCGATTTGGTTTGTTGCTGGAATCGTTACTGCCGATTCTGCTGTATTGTCTAGTGTTTTAAACCTAAACACTCCAACAGTATTGTTAATAGTAACGTCCTGCATTTGAGGAATAACAAGTGCGTTTGCACTAACATTAGCCTCAGCGGCTGATGTTGCACTCAGATGAACTACTGCTTCTGAACCTGCACTTACGTTAATTACTGCCATCGTCTTTCTCCTATTATACAGTTATAAAGTTATACTCGAAAGTATATGTTATTACATCATCACTAATTGTTGTTTCATAACTACTGTCGCTTTCTACAGTCCCTGTAATTACATTACGAGCAACGAGTAAATTTGCAATAATTGTATCGATATCGCTGAATGAACTTTTTGCGTCAACTGACAAATAAGCAGGTATTGTTGTAGTAGTCTGCAACACTGGCGTTTGATCCAGTGTTGCAATAAGTTCTTCTACGTTAATATCTTGCTCACCCACATATACCACATTCATGTTCTTGTTGTATAAAGGTTCTCCTGCACTATCATAGGGCAAGTCACTGTTAATAGAGACATTGCTATGAGCGGCTAAATTAGTTGTAATTTGCGTAATTAATGAACTACGTTTACTCATTATCTAACCTGTGCTATTGTTCTTCTACTACGAGAACGTCTTGTTGGTGCATATGATATTGCTTTTTCATCTGTTTCTACAGTTCCAGAGGCATCATAATCATACCAATCTGCAATACTGATTAGTTCTTGGAACAAATCATTAAATTTTGCATCATAATATGTGATTTTTGATGTTTCTTCACTTTCTGGATTGCCGAAATCTGCAATCAATGGTAGCAAAAATTGACTAAAACAATGATACACACATAAGTCTGTAAATTGTTGACGTCTTTTTTGCTTGTTGCCCGGATCAATAAGATTAGGGTTTACAACTGGCAATGCACTTAGGCTGGAAATTGGATTTCCAACGTATCCATTGTAACTTTGCCACCATGTAGATGCTTTTAACTTCAGCAGGATTCTGTTAGTGCTCTTTTCCAACATGTCTTCAATAAATTCAGTTGTATCTGTGAAGCCGGACTCCGCAGGTATCTTTAAATTATTGCTATCTAAGATACGTTGATCTTTTTGCACTACATCTGTAAATTCAGCAAATGAAATTACATTATTCTCAGCATCGGTTATAAAAGCCATTCTTACTCCTCAATATTATGCATTAGGTAAGTTGTTTGATCTGAATAATTTCACACCAGCAACCATGGCAATTGTTGCATCTCTCAATGCGTTGTTACCAATGTCTGATAGTGAACTAATTGTAGATCCACCTACTTGTGCAAGTTGCTTGTTGATAGCAAATTCTAATGCCGGATCAATGATCCCGATGTAACTGCCATCTAAGCCTGTTGGTGCGTTCTGACTTCTTAAGTTAGCCACACCTTTTGCGATTGCTTCTACGTTTGCACTCGCTGAACCAATTGTTTTGTTTGCAGTGATTCTTTGTCCAAATTCTGGTCTTAAATTTGTGAAACCATTTCTAACAGTTCCTCTAAATTCATGTAGATCTTTATTTGGGTTATACCACACTTTAACTACTGGTTCTCTTTTAGCGGCGTATGCCATTGCTTCTGGTGACATAACAAATGATGTTCTGTGAGTTGTAGCATTTGAACTACCTTCACCTGTATCACCGTTTGTTGTCATTGAGTTGGCTTGTAACAGCCCCGCGACGTCGGTCGCTTCGGCTAAACCGCCTGATAGTCTTACTAAGACTGCATTTCTTACCATGTCCATTCCACCATCTTCTAATGCTTCTTCATGCACATCAGTTGCAACACCTCTTTTCTGGAAAGAAATATTTGCCGCTGTTGGCGTAAAGTCTGAAGTTGTTGCGTTAATATCACCACCTGGTGCTACATCTGCCGCAACTGTATAAGAATTTGTTAATGGGAATCTGACTTGGTCACCGGATGTTCCGGCTACGATTAAAGAATTCTGAATTATTTCCTGATTAGGTAGCAATACTGCATCCATGTAATATGGGACTAGATCCGCTACAATGTCAGCATATAACTGTTGAATTCCTGAACTTGTTGTTGCCATTGTCTTTCTCCTTTATGTTTGACAAATTGTTTAATTTAACCTCTCATCTTTTTGACTTGACTTTTAACCATTGCGTCGGTTATGTTAGTCCTGTCTAGATTAGGTTGATACTTGCGTAATTGCATATACGCACTTCTGTATTCAGCATCGCTATTTAACTTTGCATCATCTAGTGCTTTACTACTAGCCTCTGCTACGTTAGTCTCACCATACTGTAAGTCAACACCTTTTTTGCCAAAAGATAAACCTAATGATTTGCCTACTGTTTCTACTGCGGCATTGTAATCTGGTGTTTCGCCATCAGTTGTCAAGAACTCATCTCCATTTCTGATTGCAAAAGTATCACCTTCTACTGCCAACATGTTTCTGGCTTTCATTAGATCTACTACTGCTGTTTTCTGGTCATTGTTCCAATTGCTTGGCATTGCTCCAGTCAACTTGCCCATATGATCTTTTAACAACAATTCTGTTTTGAGACTATTGACTTGTCCTTTAAGTTCTTCTACAGTTGCTTCACGTTTTTGGACTGCTGAACGTAGGCTTTCTACGTTTAGTCCTTGTCCATCTTCTGGACTAACTGTTTGCAATGTAGATACAACTTTCTTGACTGAGTCAATGCTATCAACGTTCAGTTCATTGAGAATATTTTTCTCAACCTCGTTTTTAGCATTAGCGGCTATTTTGTTTGTGTCGTCTCTAGAATACATTCTAACTCCGTTTACAAACGTTTTACCGTCTTTAATCTCAACACTTGGTGTTGTATTATTATCAGATTTTGTATCTGTTGGTGCTGATTGCTCAACGTTGTCAACAGGATTTGCGGTATCTGTTACCGGTGCAATGTTATCGTCTTGCACGACCGTGTCTGTGGATGCATTATCCATTCTATTCTCCTTTTAATCGTAGAAGTAAACGTATTACTTCGGGGTTATTACCCCCTACCTAAGCCTTAAAGGCTATTATTTGAACTACTGCTATCCAGCAGTTGTCTCAATCTTTCAGCGAATTTATCGCGTAATTCTTCTTTTACTCCTTGCATATTGATTGCTTGTCTTTCTTCTGCATCAACATTGTTTGCAAGTTCTAGTCTCAGTTCATATTCATTGTGACTAGGGAATGGCATGTAAATTATACTGCCATCTTCTAATTCGTGTTCGTGGAAGCCATCTCCGCCTAAACGTTGTGCTTCTGCTTGTGCTAATTCTGGTGTTTCGAAATGTTCTGCAACAAATTCTGT